ATGACTTGGGTGTTGCTGGAAGAACGGATTTGATAGGTGAGTTTGATAAGAAACTATCAGTCATAGACTACAAGACTTCCAGAAAAAGAAAGACATGGGAGATGTGTCATGGTTATTTCATGCAAGGTGCTTTTTATGCACATGCTTACGAAGAATTAACTGGAATATCCATAAATGATATTGTAATAATTATGGCAGTAGAAAGTGACAAACCTCTTTTGTTTAGAGAAACAAAAGATAGATGGATTGAACCTTTGAAACAAGTGATTACTAAATATTCTTAGAATTTGTTCGTTGACCTATTAGGGTAACTAGCAAGACGCCGGTTCAACTCCGGCCGGCTCCACCAAGAGGACACAATCAATGGATGATTGGGACTTAATTGCGTTGTGGGTTTTTATTTTATCAATAATCATTGGCATGTACTATGTCCTTGATTGGATACTTGTGTCTTGATGATGGGGCCGTTATGGATTCGATTGGTAGTGAGAGTAGTAGTGAGAACAAATAGGGTGATGACCAACATCAACTAAACATAATCGCAGATAACAACGATTATATTTCTGCATCGGAATATTATGCTCTTGCAGCATAACCGATAGCCGAGTTGGGAGTGTCACTTGGGAACAGAAGCACACTCCACAACAGAAAGGATATATGTCAGGCGGTTTACAAAATGATCCAACAGGGTCTTCTCAAGCAAGTGAGATCAGAAAAAGATTTGAGAGAGATGTAGTCCGTGAAAACATGCCTCCATATTACCTTATTAGAGAGTTACATGAAAAAGAGAATGGAGTTCAATATAAAGACTTCAGACTTCCTTACAATGCAGGGTTGTGCAGGGTTTCATGGGAAAATGACGAGTGGAGGTTTAATTACATAACATAGGAGCAGGTGATATGAAGAAAATTATTATCACTTTATTTTTATTGATTGGAACTATTGCTTATGGTCAGACTCATGGTGATGTGAGTTTATCAAAAACGGCAGATATTAAGAAACATTTTACAAAGGATGTTTGTGACAAAATATTGACAGATACCTTTACAATCTGTTATGACTTTGAAAGAAAGTCACCAATTGCGGTCTATACAGAAGTTACCAAAGAGACAGTTGATCTTCTGAATATAGATCCAAGACCACCCTTTTTCACAGACAAAAGACTTGACAAAAGTGTGGCAACAGCAAACGATGATTACAACAATACTGGTTATGATAGAGGACATTTAGGTGCATCTGATGCATCTCATGATTGGTCCAAGAAAACTTTGAAGGCTACATATAGTATGGCCAACATCGTTCCTCAAACAAAACGTGCAAACAGATACAAATTTGTTTCACTTGAAAAATTAGAACGTGAGAAAGCGGTAGAACATGGTGTATTAGAAATGTTGACTTTGGTTTACTTCAACGATAGACCAAAGAAGATAGGAAAGAGTAAATTACAAGTTCCTTCAGCATTTGGAAAAGTGTTCACTGCCAAGAATTACAGAGAATGTTTTTTCGTTTGGAATACAGACGAATACGATAAGAAAAAAGGTAAAGACCCATACACTTACAAAAGAGATTGTGATGAAGTTCTTGGATCATGGGGCACCTTAGTAGGCAAAGCAGAGGGTTGGACTGTAAATGATGCCAATACACTGAAGGATCTTCTCAACAAATATGTTGTAACTCAGAAAGATCAAAGTAAAGTTGGTGTTGCATCGGCCCTACTGAAGGCTGTGGAGTCTGACTGATGGCTATTCGTATCCCAAAAAGACTCAAAACAGAAAAGAAAGAAAGTGAAATAAAAGAAGAACGAGCTGCAGATGATAAGGTCAATACTCCTATGGAGTTGATTGATCATGCAGAAGAGGCACTCTGGGAGAAAGATCCAGTTGGTGCTCTAAAATATGAGAGGATAGAACACAGGAAAAAACTCAACTGGTGGGCAAGATTTATTCTTTCCCTCATAGTTGCATTTACATTCTTAATACTCATCTATCTTCTTTTCCTTGGTGACTTAAAAGATGGTCATAGAGATTTGGTCAACATCCTTGTTGGTGCATATGTTGCAGTCCTAGCCAAGTCTACTGATTATTGGTTCAAAGATAAAGAAGATTCTGAGGATAAAGAATCTCAACTGTTACATGAAAATGGTAACGATAAGGAAAAAGAAGATGTCTGATTTTAACGACTTTGGGTTTAGTACAGTCAGTGAAGACGAATACCGAGCCCAACAAACCACTCAGGTTGATACTGCAAAAGAAGTTGTAAGTACGGCCACTGCTAGTTTACAGCCTGAGTTAGATAAAATTGAATCTAAAATCTCAAGTCTTACAGATAGTATGAGAGTTATGCAAGATGACCTTGAAGTTCGTAAAGAAGAATTGAAAGACAAGTGGGGCCAGAGAATGAATGAGGTAGAGGAACTAATTTTACCACTACTGAAAAATCTGGCAAAAGATGGAGACAAAAGAGAATGGATTAAGTGGCCAAATAGAACTGACATATTAAACAAACAAATAGACAGAATAACCGCTGTTACGAGAGGTGACTTTTAATGGCATATTCAGACAAGGTTATAGACCACTATGAAAAACCAAGGAATGTGGGTAGTCTTGATACCAGCGATGATAGCGTTGGCACTGGTCTTGTGGGAGCGCCTGAATGTGGTGATGTGATGAAATTACAAATAAAGGTTGATGATGAAACTGGAATGATTTCAGATGCAAAGTTCAAGACCTTTGGGTGTGGTAGTGCAATTGCTGCCAGTTCTCTTGCCACCGAATGGGTTCGTGGTAAGTCAATTAATGAGGCTCTTGAGTTAGATAATACCCAAATTGTTGAAGAACTTTCTTTACCACCTGTCAAGATTCATTGTTCAGTTTTGGCTGAAGATGCAATCAAGGCAGCAATTAGTGATTATAAATCTAAAAATAATATGGAGTAAGTGATGGCTTTACAGACACAAACATCTGCTGAATTCTACACAAAGATAGTCAAACTTGTAGAAGAAACAAAACTAAGTTACATGGATGCGGTCATGCATTATTGTGACCTCAACAACATGGAACCAGAGACTGCGGCCCAGTTGATTAATACGAAACTAAAGGCCCAGATAAGGGAGGAAGCTGAAAAACTCAACTATCTTCCTAAGACTGCCAAGTTACCTCTTTGAGATACTTGACAGCTCTTGAATATATGTTATAATACTTTTATACGTTGTTAATACATTGCACATAAAAATAAGGAGTATATATGTCGTTTGCAGAAATGAAAAAACGTAGTAAGACCAACCTTTCATCTCTCATCAAAGAGACTGAAAAAATCTCAAACCCAAATTCAAACTTCGGTGATGCAGATGATCGTTACTGGCGTCCAGAGTTGGACAAGTCAGGTAATGGTTATGCCATCATTCGTTTTCTTCCGGCTCCAGATGGAGAAGATCTGCCATGGGCACGTATCTGGAATCATGGGTTTCAGGGGCCAGGTGGCTGGTATATTGAAAACTCTTTGACTACTATCGGTCAAAAAGATCCTGTGAGTGAACATAACTCACAACTCTGGAACTCTGGTATTGAGGCAAACAAAGAGGTTGCCCGTAAACAGAAACGTAGGTTGAACTATACCTCAAACATCTATATCATCAAAGATCCTGCCAACCCTCAAAATGAAGGAGAGGTAAAACTCTTCCGTTATGGTAAGAAAATCTTTGATAAGATTAATGACCTCATGAATCCTGAGTTTGAGGATGAGTCACCAGTAAATCCGTTTGATCTCTGGGAGGGTGCAAACTTTAAGATGAAGATTCGTAAAGTTGAAGGATATTCAAACTACGATAAGTCTGAGTTTGATACACCATCTGCTCTTCTTGAAGATGATGAACGGATGGAAGAAATCTGGAACAGTCAGTTTTCTCTAAAAGAGTTGGTAAGTGCCGACAAGTTCAAGTCTTATGACGAACTGAAAGAGAAGTTGGATCGTGTTCTTGGTTTGGGTGAAATGTCAAAACCTAAACAACAAGAAGTTCCATTTGATGGGGGTGAGGCATATACACCACCGCCAAAACCAGCGGAACAGGATGAAGATGATGAGTCTTTAGACTATTTTCAAAAGTTGGCAGAGACTGCTTAAGACATCATTGCAGCCGCTGTAAATCCAAAGGTGGATTCACCAGATCGTACCGCGTCAGGTACTTTCACAGTTGTAGCTTGATTTGAGATTGTTGGGTTACTTTGACTATTATCTATATTATTGATTACAACTGGTGAACCACCTCTCGTTGCCATATTTTGTGACCCACCTAATAATTCAGTTGCCTGTCTTAATAGTTCAGTTTGTGGAATAATTAACTCCCCTTTGTGGATCACTGCCATACCAGTTTGTTCTACAGTTCCACCTACTTGAGCTTCAGGCATACCTTTTAATTCGGTAAGTGCAAGAATATTTCCAGATATTCTTTTTGGATCAGCATTACTGAAAGCCTCAAGTCCTTTTCCTAATCCAAATACACCCTTACCTAATTTTGCTAATCTATCTGCATCTTGTTCTGATGTGTTTTGGGCAAATTCTTTTATTTTATCTAATGGTGAATCAGAACCAAAGAAACTACCAATCTTTTCAAATACACCACTGACAGCTCCTGCAGCTTGACCACCTGCAAAAGCCAACATCCCTGTTCCAATTCCTTTTATACCTTCACCAACTTTTGCAAGTTTATCACCATCAAGAGCTTCAAATTGTTTTGCAAAACCTGAACCAAGTCCACCTACAAATCCACCAAGACCTTTACCCATGTTTGTAAGCAAAGTGGCCAGACTTGCACCAGCATCTCCACCACCTAGTTTATTCGCAACAAAG